GATGCGGATAACGATGTGTTTGTTAAGGGTGCGTTTACAAAGTCGATTAACGAGCGGGGCCCGAATGCCGCAAACAGGATTAAGCACCTATTTAACCACTGGGACACAATAGGAGTACTTCAAGAATTAACAGAAGACAATTACGGACTTCGCTACATCTCTAAGATTGGCACGCATCGTTTAGGTGAGGACGTCCTGAAGATGTATCAGGACGGTATCATTACGGAGCATTCGGTAGGCTTTCAAACGATACAGGATAAGACGGACATAATAGATGGTGTTAGGTATCTTAAGGAAGTCATCCTGTGGGAAGGTTCGTCGCTTGACAAATGGGGGGCTAATGAATGGACACCCGTAATTAAGTCATATGACGATTGGAAGTTGCAGGCGCAGAAGATAAGTGAAAAGTTAGAGACACTTAACAAGGCACTAACAGGGCGCACAAATTACACTGACGAAACATATCAGGAAATACAAATCAAACTTAACACGTTGCAAACGATGTTCAGTTCACTCATTGATGCGAAGCCGATAAACATCACTTCGCAAGACGATGAGCCGAAAGAGGACAAGAGCGACGTTAGGTTTGACCTATTACTAACGAAATTAAAGGAGTTATAGAAATGGAACTAAACGAGAAAGAAAAACAATTGCTCGAAGCAATCGAACAAAAAATGGCTGACAAAACAAAGGGCTTCGCAAACGCTGAAGAAATCAAGGCTCAAATGGCAGAACTTAAAAGCCTTATTGAGGCTAAGGACTTGGAAGGCGTTCAGAAGCGACTTGATGAGATTGACATAAAGTTGAAAGAGAAGAAGCCTGAAGTCTCAACAAAATCAATCAGGGAGCAGCTGCTTGAGCATCTAAACAAGGATGAGGTCCTGAACGACATCCGCAAAGGACGTTCTGTAAGCCTTGAGTTAAAAGTTGCTACCGATATGAGCTTCGCTGGCACATCAAGCGGGCAGGCTGGACGAGTTGAATTTGCACCCAATATCGGATTTGACCTGTTACGTGGGTTGATGCTTGCGAACCTATTACCAGAATACCCTACGAATGCTAACGCGGTGTTCTACCTTGACGCTACCTCACCACAGGGCGGGGCTGGATTCGTTAAAGATGACACAGCAGCACCTCAACGCAGTTGGACTATATCGCAGCAGTCTGCACCTGTTAAGGATGTGGCCGTTTACGCCGCCTACTCGCAGGATATGATTGACGACATCGACAATTTCGCCGCTCAAATCAATCAGCGATTAATGAGCGAGTTAATGGTGCAGTACGACCAGAAACTTTACAACGGTGACGCTGGTACTAACCCAGAAGAATTTAATGGCTTAACCTACTACGCACAGGCGTTCGCTGTTGCTGACAATGCACTACAAACCACTACGCCTAACCTTCGCGATGTGCTGAACGCTGCTTGCGCACAGGTTGAGGCTAATAACGGCAAGCCAAACTTTGTGCTCTTGAACCCTATAGATTACAGGGCACTTAAGAACACTAAGGCTACTGACGGACATTACGTGCTACCTTGGGATATTTCGCCTGTGCTAATGGTTGACGGCTTATACGTTATCCCCAATACAGGCGTAAGCGTAGGCGAGTTCTTGGTTGGCGACGCGACCAAAGGCGAGCAGCACGTAAGGCAATCGCTCAACCTAATGATTGACCCTTACACCCTATCAACTAAGAGGGCTGTGAGAGTTACCTTAAGCAAGCGTGCTGCGTTCTTTGTGAAGAGCAGCGATGCTAAGGCCTTCGTTAAGGGTAACATTGCTGCTGCAATAACCGCCTTAACTAAGGCATAACTATAATGTTTAACAGGCGGGTTGAAATACACCCGCCATAATTCAAGGCATATGAAAGTTAAGATTAGGAAAAGCACGATGTGGTTCAAAAAAGGTGAGACGTACGACCTCGACAGCGTCGTTGCTATGCAGTTAATTATGCTTGGAGACGCCGAGAGTGCAGAACCTAAAGAACCACCCAAGGGGAGCAAGACCAGCAAGCAGGCAGAGGCAAGAGAAAAGAAATCTAACAAGTAAGCAATGTATCAGGTAACCTACAGCAACGAGCAAGCACTGCACATCGATTTGAACGAGGCTAAACAGTTTGTCGGAATTTCGTCCGACGAGGAGAACGAACTAATTGCTAAGTTCATTGATGCTGCAACCAATTTCGCCGAGGCGTTCACTAACAACGCATTCAGGGCGAAAGATATTGCTATCTATACGGATAGCGATGTTGTCTATCTGTTAGGCTTAATTGATGAGAACAAACCTCTTACAGTCAAGTACGCCGAAACCGATGAGAACGTTACATATACACGCGTGAATAATCGGTTGAAGATAGATAACAACAATGAGGCTGTAGTTATCAGGTACAGCACGTTAGAGAACCTGCCTGCTGAGGTTAAGATATTCATCTATCAGGAAGTCGCTAAGATGTATCAGCGAGGCACGGAGATAATTACCGAACCAGATATAACTTTGCTTTCACGACATCAAATGTTCGGCTTATGTTAGGCGTTCGAAAGTGGATAAGGTGTGACCGCTACGACTACACGTTGCAGGCTTACGGCGGTAAAAAGAGAAACGTTATTGAGAGTTTCTACTTCTACGGGTTCGTCAAGCAAACAGGTGGTCGTGCATACGAAGGCAATGCGATTGCAATGCGTTCGCAATGCGAGGTTAGTGCGTATTATAATGACGTGAAGAACGTTAGCATTAACGACAGCATTACGATTGATAACCTTGTCTATAAGGTAAACGCCATTACACAGAACAGCCGTAACATGATAACATTAACCTGTAACGCTGACGCCAAATGATGCCGAAACTTGAGGTAGAGACTAAGGAGGTGCAGGCTCTTATCGATAAGATAGAGGAGCGAGGGGGTGAGATTGCAGAGATGGTTGCCGATGAGGTTGCTTATACTGCCCTGATGATTGAGGGCGACGCAAAGAAGCGTTGCCCTGTCAGGACAGGTCGGCTAAGGGCAAGCATCAGGGCTTTTACATCGAAATCACCTATCTCGGCGGTTGTTGGTACAAATGTTGAGTACGCAAGAGACGTTGAGTTCGGTGGCAAGAGGCGGAGGGCTAAACCTTATCTGTACCCTGCTTATTTCTACTGGATTGGCAAACTAAAGGAGACATTACAGAATGCGCTCGGTCGTTGACATAGGAAGCAAACTCTATACTGCGGTTTACAACCTGTTAAGCAACATGGTTGTTAATAACATTGATGTTCCTGTAATCGCTGCCTATGGTGGGGTGGTTGACAACCTACCTGCATGGGTGAGCATAAGCCAGGTGGCTCAACGTCCGAGAAGTAACAAGTTAAACACAGGCTACGAGGCGAGTTTGCTCGTTGAATGCTGGATTAAGGGCGATGATTACATCAACCTTACCGACATCACTAACGAGGTGCTTAACCGTATCTATAACGCCGATGAGATTGCTATCGACGACCTAACCGCCTACATGATAGGTGAGCCAACTATCGACGAGATGATAGACGACGAGGACAATAGCGTAATGATGCGTAAGTTGATAAGAATTAACATGCTAATTGAATAACCATGAAGTTAGGGAATTACGCACTGCTAAAGGTTAACGGCTCGCTAATAAGCGGGCAGGTTGATTCGTCGTTGTCCTCGACTGTTGACATGATTGACGTCGTTAAAGAGGGTGGCAGGTACAAGGAGGTGATTGCTGACCGTGCTTCAACATCTGTTAGCGTTACAATACTGCATGATGACACCGTATTCGAGACGCTTTGGAATGCGCATGTAAATGGAACGCGAATAACAGTAACCTACGGCGGGATTAATGCGGGTGAGAAATACCTATCATTTAGCGGCTATATAAGCGCAATGAACAAGAGCGACGCAAAGAACGCTCTATCAACAATAACGGTTGAAATAATTTCGGATGGAGAAATAACACTAAACACTAATTAATAAGGAGTAACAAAAATGGCTGAAATTGTAAACGGTACTAAGATACTCATTAAGTTAAACCTCGGTGGCACCGAGAAACTGCTTGCAGGGCAGATGAGCGCAACCCACGATGTAACGGTTGACGCTATCGAAACTACCCACAAACTATCAACAGGAGGGGCGAAAACTTACATTGCGGGGGAACATACTATCACCTATAAGGTGGATTGTGTTGTTGACCCTAATGACACGACAAACGCAACCTACAGCGATGTGTATGCAGCCCTTAAGGCTAAGGCAGAAGTGGACTATACCTATGGTGGCATCACCACTGGTGACAAGAAGTATAGCGGTAAGGCTATCATTACAGGGCTATCGCAGAGCGCACCTCAAAACGACAAGGTAACATTTAGCATTGATTTGCAAGTTACTGGTGACGAAACCGAAGGCACAGTTGTGTAAATATTAACAAATAAAACATGGGAGTATTCGATAAATTAAGGAAAATCACAGCGAACGTAAAGAAGGATAGCAATAGTAACGTTCGTTACATCGATGTTGACGGCATTCGTTATGCAGTAGGCATCGGCTACATCATTGAACTAACCAAGCAGTACAACGAGCGTTACAAGGTTGACGCCTCTATTGATGAGGTGCTACAGGGTTGCTTTGGCAATGCAAAGGTGACGGACGAGGCTATTAAGAAGATAGTGTTCGCCCTTGCCGTATCAATCAACTACTACAACAAGGCTAACGGGAGACAACAGGTTGATGAGAACTATGTAATTAACCTCATTGACGACAGAGGGTTCGGCTACGTTGGTAAGGTTGTTCTTGCAATATCGTCAACCATTACGGCTATGATGGTGGCGGGGGCAGATGACAAGGGCAAGGAGCAGGACGGAGAGCAAAAAAAAAGTTAACTCTAAGGGAGTTATATAAACTTATCGGCAGCACTGGGCGGTTACCTCATGAATTTGAAAACCTTACTTGGAGTGAATTCGTTGTTTGGTTAGATGGTTACAACGAAAGGGAATTCGGGATAACCGCCCAGTTATTAAGGCAAATAGCCTATCAAATGAT